GTGCCCAGCCACATTACAAGTGCCCCACCAACTTTCTAGATGGTAAGCGCGATATTGAGGTCTATGGGCAAATTACAGGTAGGAGTACCTATCATTCGGAAGTGATAAAAACTCCAATTTCAGACCTTGTGGAAGAGGTCTGTGGTGTGCCCAATCAGTGGGGTGCCCCTAAATTCAAGAATCCAGAAACCCGAGCAGGTGGAAAGATCGACTCTGGTACCTGGAAACCTTGGTTTGCTTCCTTGGATGTATGTTCCAAACCATCCATTGGGTTTGACCCTAAGGAAGTGGACGTTGCTATCGATGACTACTTGGCTGAACTCGACGAAGTCTTTGAGTCACAGTCGGCCTTGTGGAAAAAGGATATCAGGCCCCTTAACGATGTGGAAGTCGTTTCGGGTATTGATGGCAAGCGTTTTGTCGACGCTCTAGCTTCAGGTACCTCTATGGGTTATCCCATTAATGGGCCCAAGAGAGATCATTTGATCGACTTGGAACCTACGGAGGATCATATGTGTCCCAGGACGTTTACACCAGAGGTATGGGCTGAGGTCGAAAGACTTTATAAGTTGGCAGACGAAGGCAAGTCTTTGAACCAAATATTTGGGTCTTCTTTGAAGGATGAACCCACTAAATTGGACAAGGATAAGGTCCGTGTATTCCAGGCGGCCCCTATTGCCTTACAAATTCTCATTAGGAAGTACTTTCTTCCCATTGGAAGATTTTTGTCTTGCAATCCTTTGGTAGCAGAGTGCGCAGTTGGAATTAATGCGCATGGCCCTGAATGGCATGAGCTTTCGCAGTTTATGTCTAAATTCGGCGATGATCGTGTCATTGCGGGAGATTACTCAAAGTACGACCTACGTATGCCTGCTCAACTGACCATTTCTGCATTTGCAGTGATGATTAAGTTGGCCATCAAGTCTGGGAACTATACCCAGCAAGATGTAAAGCGTATGTTTGTCATTGCTCATGAGGTGTGTACGCCACTTGTGGCTTATAACGGCACCCTGATGAGATTTTTGGGAACTAACCCGTCAGGCCAGAATATGACAGTTTATGTGAATAGTATTGTCAATTCATTGTTGCACAGGTTGGCTTTTAGGTCTGTGTATCTCAGTGAAGACCTGGTGCGTATTGGCAAGGATTTGGACTTGGGCAGGCCAGCACGATTTCGAGACTTGGTCTCATTAGCCACGTATGGCGATGATGCTAAGGGTAGTGTTCGTGTTGGCTATGATAGATTCAATCATGTGTCTATGGCTGATTATTTGGCCAAGAATGACATGAAGTTTACTATGCCAGATAAAGAGTCAGATCCTGTGCCATTTATGTCACGTTTTGATGCTGATTTCTTGAAGCGCACTGATAGATTTGACGATAGGTTGGGCGTGTATGTTGGCATGCTTAATGAGTCAAGTATCTTCAAATCATTGCATTCTATTGTTAAATCCAAGGTTGTTTCACCTAAGGATGTGAGTGCTATGAATGTTGAAGGTGCTCTTAGAGAATGGTTCTTCCATGGAGAGGAGATATTCGAAAAGAGACGTGCGCAGATGAAGATGATAGCCGCTAGGGGCGAATTGCATGTTCGTGGTCTTGAGGATGACTACGACACCCGTGTAGAGGCTTGGAAAGAGCAATACACACCCCAAGCTGGCACTCGTACGACTGAGTCTGAACTGCAGACGAAAGTTATCGAGTTGCTAGGAAAACCTGCCGTGTTTGAGAAACCTATTCTATTACCTAATATTGGTAGACCAGATATGGTTTATGTCCATCCACGTTTCGCTATTGTTATTGAAACTAAAGCGATAAATGGCAGACCTGGAGCGTACCGTAAGGTACGGGAACAGGCTACGAAGTATGCTACGGCACTTCATGTCCTTGACCCTCGCTCCACTGTGGTCGGCGCTATCTACACAGAAGATGGTTTTGAAATCATTGCTACTTTTGGACACTTCGTGTGTCCTAGCAAGTTCATACCTATTCTGAGTGAAGCTGGCTACAAGTTTTCCCCCGTTTAAGGGGCTTTGACCGTCAAGTCTTAAAACTGTCCGGAGGCGGAACTATCTGTCATCGTTAGTCCAGGGACGAATCAAAAATAGTTGGATGTGTATGGTTTACGTGTATTTCGTGTGTGTGGTAACAACCATATGTTTATATCGCTTCATATCTATGAGAACCGTAGTGGTTTGCAGTATTCACTGTAGAGGCCTATCACCTCAAAAACTGTTACGACAGAGGTGTGCTCTTATGCGAGCGCATACTCCGTGTTAATAAATGCATAACTAATTTTATAATTCATAATTTAAACCCATACGGATATGAACCACAGTCCGGTAATGTGGGAACTACGGAAGGCGAAAGACCTACCCATGTGGAACAAACAATCACGGCTTTTGCGGATCAGAAGCCGGGGTGGACTACTGAAATTAAGGCTGGAACAGATGCTACGATGGATATCGTTTCGACGACACCGTCATCTATTTCTAGCTTTTTAGAGAGACCTGTTAGAATAGCTGACTTTACATGGTCGGTTGGTCAATCTTTATTTCAAAAGTTCAACCCATGGAGGCTTTGGTGTGAGGATGCCAGAGTCAAAGAAAAGATGAGTCACTACGCGCTTCTGAGGACGAAGTTGCATGTTAAG